AGATCCGGAACGCCCGGCGGCAATCATTTAAAATATGAGCATTAAATTTTATACTCAAAAAAGGGAAACGCGGCCGCCAGCGAAACGACCGCGAACAGCAATTAACAAACACATTTAAGCGCTTATTAATTAACACTTTGATTAGTATATCAGTTTGAGAAAGGCGAAACAATGGCAGATATAAACGACAACAGACAGTTAAAATTTAACGTCCAGGACGACGGCATTTTAGATATAACCGAAGATAATTTAACTATAGATCTGATGACCAGCGACTCACTTTATGACGGCCTGGTGCCGCCGTTTATATGGTTAGATCCTAAAATTTTTACTAACGACGTGCGGGCGCTTTATGTAGAAATGCCGAAAGAAGAACGCGCAAATTTTCTAATTGAAGTATTAGACAAGTTTTATAGAAACAATATCGAATATTCAAATTTTGCAAGAGTGCAGATCTATAAAGAGCCGTTAATACTTCTTGAATTTTTCCAGGATCTTAAAAAAAGCGACTTCAAAAAATGCGAAATTAAGTTAAATGGACGTTTTGAGGAATTGCAGAAAAGGATCATTGAAGCCGAAAAAGCTATAGCAAATAATCCTATTGACCTGGAAAAGCTGGCGACAATTTGGCCAATTTTGCGACTTCGTGAGCTATTCACCGAAAGCGAATTAGCAGCACTTTATTATTTAAAAAATCCACGATCAGAGAACGCAATAACAGAATTTTTAGAAGATCCGACGGCGTATTATTTGCCGTTCGGCCCTTATTTGTTTTTAGTAAATGACGCGATCACACACGCAGCCGTTAAAAGAAATTTTTCTTTTGAGGTTACAAAAGGCGGCAGAAAGAAAAGCGACCGCACAAAATCTTTAGAAGTTGCGCCGGTTAAAAATGGTTTTGAAATAACGCAGCGAAAGAAAGGCCAAAGCGCGACAGTAACTATATTAAATAAGGATCTTATACAAAGCACTTCAGCAATGAAGTTATATGTATTTCTATTATCAAAAGCAGCACAACAGCATTTTAGGCCGGAAATATATTTTTCATTACAAGAGCTTGTTAACAACGGAATGTATAGCAATATAACAAACGCCCGCGCGGGATTTAAAAATCATATTGCCGCCGTTCAATCGCTACAAATTGCCGGCGAAATGAAGAAAGGCAAACGCAGTATAAAGCAATCCGGCCGCGTTCTTTTTACCGGCTATGACATAAACCAAAACGGCGTAAAAGTACAAGTTAATGATGATTTTGACCTGGAAATATTAGCCAGCTATTACGCAACGCTGCCGGCCTGGACATTCGGAATTAATAACAATTCATTTGAAATATTGCTATATGCCTTTATGAAAGCACGCACCGAACGCAGCGACAAAATTAATTTATCGCTGTCAATTATCCGGGAAAAATTAGCTCTGCCGACGCGCGAAGAATACGCCGCTAAAGGTAAAAAATTTAATGCTGGTCAATTTGTAAAAAAGCCGATAATGGCAGCCATAGACGGAATAAAAACGGCCATTGAAATTAACAAAGATAAAAACATCAAGGTTAAAGAACATTACATAATTGACGACAAGAATTTAGACGAATGGTTAAAGGGATATATAACAATCGAATTGACCGGCGATTATTCAGCTAATTTTAATCAGATCCGCGAAAGGCAGTTAAAGATCATAGAAGCAAACACCGAAAGAAAAGAAGCAGCGCGGGCAATGGTAGAAGCGCAGAAAGAAGCAGAAAAAGACGCGTCAAAAAAATGAATTTAGGTTACCACAGAATGAATTTAGGTTACCACAGAATGAATTTAGGTTACCACAGAATGAATTTAGGTTACCCCTTAAAAATAAAAAAACGCTGATAACCATTGAAAAATGCACGTTAAAACGACTTTGTGAAATATTTATTTTGTAGTAATAGATTATCAATTGATAATCAATTGATAATTAACAGCGCAAACGGCGGCTATTTGCTGACGCCGCCGCCGATGCTTTATAAGGGAAACAGCAAACACTTCTTAACAGCGAAAGGACTTAAAACAATGGCAATTATTTTAGATTATGAAAGCGAACTAACAATACTAGGGCGCTGGATCACCAACCAAAACCGCGACGACATCGGCATATTAGACAAAGGCATTTTTACTAGTTGCCCAAAACTATATAAACATATTGCCGCCGGTTTATCCTGGGCGCAGATCCCGGAGAACGCTAAAGCTGAAATAATAAGCGACTTGCCACACACAGAGCTATTGACAAGGGGCGCGGATAGTTTCAGATACAACCAGGCCCGCTATAGTGCTTTATTGTCGCAGCGGTCTTTATTGGCAGATAAGTTGAACAATGCGACCGAAGAAGAACGGCAGCGCATTTATTATGAGATTGAAGAAGTAAGCGACTTAATCGCGGGCAAAGAAAAAACGCCAATAGATAAGAGCAGCGCCAATACTTATTTAGACAGCTTTTTAAACGGCGACACATTGGCTGAAATGCCGTTTATTGAAACTCATTTTAATAATTTTGACGAAGCATTAGACGGCGGATTATATCCGGGCCTTTATGTGCTGGGTGCGTTATCCTCAATGGGTAAAACGTCGTTAATGCTCCAGCTTGCGGATCAAATAGCAGCTGCCGGCACCAACGTTTTATATTTTACTTTGGAAATGGGCGCCCACGAATTAATAGCCAAATCATTAAGCCGTTACAGCTTTATTGAAGCGGACAAATTTGACAGCGATGCGGCAACGGCTAAAAGCATAACCAATATGCGCAAGCGTGTATTATTTAATGGTTATCAGATCATAAACGTTGATAAGGCGACCGAAAAATATAAAAACGACGTTGCGGCTAATCTTTGGTATTTTGAAAGCCTGGGCGACATTGGCACAAAGGAAATACGCCACGAAATAGAAAAGCACCAAAAGGCGACCGACAAAACGCCAATTGTATTTATTGACTATTTGCAGATCCTAAAGCCATATAACGAATTTTGGACGGAGAAAAGGAACACCGACAAAGCAATAACAGAATTGCGCAAACTGTCGCGCGACTATAAGACGCCTATATTTTGTATAAGCAGCCTAAACCGCGACAGCTACAAAGGCGACATAGATTTAAACGCTTTTAAAGAGTCCGGCGCGATCGAATACGGCAGCGATGTTTTGTTAGGATTGCAGCCGCGCGGCCTTGAGGACGGCACGACGCCGAAAGAAGCAAAGGCAAATAAAAAGGCGATCGAAGAAGAAAAGCGCAAGGCTGAAAGATCACTAGAAATCAAGATACTAAAGAACCGAAGCGGCGCTACCGGGCAGCGGATCCCATTTACATATAATGCGAAGTTTAATTATTTTAGTGACGACGTGGCCGAGAGCGTTCCAGCCTGGGAGCCGGCGAAAGGCGTTAGCGACGTATTCTAATTAAGTGCGGGCAAGATCTGAACAAATCCGAATAACACGAATACTACACCGGGCAAGTCGTTTTTACTCGGACAGAGAAAAATGATCGTTCGGGCGTCGGTCTATAGGGCCGGCGCTTTTTTATTTGGATAGGGGGGCTAATATTAAATTGAGTACCAAAAAACGGACACTAAATATTGATAAGTGTTAGTTAATGATATATAATAGTAATACCAAATAAGTAATACTATTTTAACAACACTAACAAAGTAATACTGTGAAGATAGAAACGCGAACACTTGAAAACGAAATAGCACGCCGCGCAATGAGTTATAAAGACATTGCAATGTTAGCCGGCATAACTGAAAGAACGCTACAAGCTGCCCGCAACGGATCCGAAATAAGAACGTCGACCGCTGGCAGAATTGCGGCGGCTTTAGGTGTTGACGTTGAAACACTAACAAAGGAGTAGCGAACCAATGATTAAAAAGAAATCAGTTATTGAAGTTATAACCGACGCTAACAAGGAACACGCGGCAACGCTTGCAGATCTACGCGCAAAGCTGAAAGAAGCAGAAGCAAGCAAGGCAACGGCCGACGCAAAGGCAGAAGAAGCAATTAACAGCGGCAACGCCGACGCCTACACAACGGCAAAGGACGCCAGCAGAACGGCAGCCGATAAAATAGAGTTTTACAAAATTCAGATCAAGAAAGCAGAAGCGGCGCCGTTGTTTGATAATCCAGCCGACCGCAAGGCAAAGGCCGAAGAGATCAAACGCGACTATGAAGAATTTAAGGCCGACAAACTGAAAAAGGCAGCGCAGCTAATAAAGGACGCGACCGCATTAATTGAGGACGTGCGAAACGAAGTTATTAAAAGCAACGATGTTTTAGAGATCCTGGCGAAGAACACCGGCACCAACGCCAGCAAAATAGACATTGTGTTAATTAATGGATTATGGCAGCGCGTACACGGCGCCACGGAACACTTCGACATAAAACCATACGTTTAGAACCCGGACAGCTGCCGACGGAGTGATTGACAGCGCCACGGCCGGAGCGAGCCGGGCAAAAGGGTTTTTAATATTTGCGGCCGCGTTCCTTTGCGCCGGGCTTTTATGATTTCACCGGCGATTTACGGCCGCACCAAATGTTAACTAATGCTACAAAGAAAATTAAAAGAAAGGTTTTTAAGAATGTATAGCGAACTTAAAACAAAATGCGAAGAAATGATAAACGAACTTTTGGCAATAAAGCCGGAACTTTTGGACGGCGGCCGCATTAAGGATTTCAAGGCCGGCCAGCTGCTTCAGTTTATTAATAGCTCATCAAGAGAACTTAATCACGTTATTAATATGATTAACGCGTATTACTCTGAGGATTAATTGTTATGGACGCGTTAAGAAGAGCGCTTGAAAGACGCAAGCGCGAACTAATGGAATTTGACAAGCTGCCATTAAAAGAGCAGCAGCGCCGAACCGCGCAAGGCTTGAACCCGCACGAACCATTGGCGACCAGGAAAGCAAAGCAAGCCAGGATAAGAGCCGAAATAGAAAAGCGTATGGACAAGCTGACGAAAGAAGAACGCGAACGTTTAATAGCGCTGGGCGTTTATCGTAGCAAGGACGGCGCAGTTATTCGCAGAACGTGCGGCGAAATATTGCCAAAGTAAAAACGTATTCTTTCTGAGGGCCAAAAAGCCTTTATGGATCCCCCCGGGGCGACTAAAAAACAGCATTACCATCAGACCGATCCAGCCCCATTCAAAAAGCTCTGAACGAGCGAGTTTTGTTTTTGGGGTGTAGGGTAGTATGAAACGGTGCCGTATTTGAACAGACCTAAACGGAACTATTTGAACATATGGACAAGAACGAACGAATTGAATTGAAGCGGGCCGAGCTAATGCAATCTTTTGAGACATTACCGGCCGAGCAGCTGAAAGTCGCCCAGGATCTAATTGCTCAAGCTGGCTTTATGGCCGTTGAACTTGAGGACTTGGCCGAGATCATCAGCAAAGAGGGAATGACGGAAGTTTACACGAACGGAGCAAACCAAAGCGGCCGCAAGATCTCCAGCAACGCGAAAATGTACGGTGTTTTAATTGGAAAGTACAACAGTATTATTGCGAAGTTGTTGGCAATTGTGCCGCCGCACGTTGAAACACAAACCGAGCGTTTAAGCGCACTGGAAAAGGCGAGAATTGAAAAAGAAGCCGAACAAGCAAGCTGGCGTGAAGTATGCCAATTTATCGAGAGGGCAGAAGCTAACAGCACAACAGAGAATTTGCAGAAGATCCGGGAGCTTTTCCGGGAAGTTAGCGACCAACGCGAACGCGCCCGGTTGATAAAAGAGCGCGGTTTATATAAGGAGTAATTGTAATGGCAAAAAGAAAATCATTAGAACTGCAAATGCGCGAAGTTTTGCGCGAAACCAAGGCAGAAACAGAGGAAAGATTTGAAAGAACCTCTAAAATTGTTTCAGCTGAAAGCGTCCAGGAATTAAGGAAAGTTTCGCCGAAAAGATCCGGTAAATATGCTAAAGGCTGGCGCTGGAGAACCGTAGACGGCCACAGAGTGGTTTACAACACATCAAAGCCAACCTTAACGCACTTACTGAATGACGGCCACGCTATTGCAAATCAGTATGGCAGCTATCCAGGGAGAGTTAATGGAGATCACCATATTGATGACGTTGCGGAAAAATACAGCAGAAAACTGGTTATCTTAAATTTGAAAGACGATTAAAAATCCTATAAGCGTTAACAGCTAAAACTTAATAGGCGAGTGAAAGCGGAGCGACTACACGCGCCCAGTTAGAAAGGGAGTGTAGAAGCAATGCGAAGCACCGAACCGAAACCAGTACAAGACATTATTTTTGACGTAATGACAAACTTAAAAAGACGAAGCAATATTAATTGTTATACGCCGGAAGTGCAGCGCGAAACGGCGGCAGCTGAGCCGGTACCAATGCGTAAAATTGATTTTGAAGTTGGCGACTTTGTGCAGATCCGGCCGAATGGCAAAGGAAAATATATTGGCCGCGTGGGCGTAATAATTGGAATACGCTATAAGGAATTAGAAACCGGCCCGGCGCTGGTTTATACTGTAAAATTCAGCGACAAAGAAGCGGCCGACTTTTTAACGGATCATTTTAACTATATAAGGAGCGCGGAACCCGGCGAAATTTGACCGCAGAACGATTTTTTATAGGCGCTATTATAATTATCGTTTTGGGGTTATGTATGACAATAAATCAATATTTATATGGCCTTGAGCAATTACGGAACCGACGCGAAAGAGCGTTTGAAGCCTATATAAGAGAGCATAACCGGGCAAGCGCACCAGCGGCGGCCCGAATAGATCCCGACGGACTAACCAGCCGAAGCGGATATAACAGCACCGAAGATAAATTAATAAGGGCCGCCGACGCCTGGGCGAGATATGACAAAGCCGATAATTTATATTATGGATATTCAAAGCAGTTTGGCAGAAATTTAGACAAGCTGGCGAAGTTGTACGGTTGGCAAGAACGCGCGGCGCTTGAAAAGATCTATATAGAAAATATGGGCCGACCGCAAGAAACAAGGCGCGGCGGCTTATGCCGGGCGCTGGGAGTGAGAACAAAAGCCGAAGCGGGCACAATAGTCCGGGCCGCAAAGCAGCATTTGACCGAAATTTTGCGGGCGCAAGGCATTGAAATTGAATAACAGAAAAAACGGCGTCAAATTTTACGTTTTGCGCCGCTTTTTTATTGTTCTCGAATAACTACATCATTTTGACGCCAAACCCCGCCAGCGGGCAAAATACGGCCGTACAAGGCGACCGCGATTTATAAGCCTGAGTAGGAACCGAGAAAGCATATAAAAATATTAATTATGTGCTGTTTGTGACTTGCAAATAATTTATAAATCCCTATAATAAGCATTAAGGAGTTACACCAGCGAAGTAACACCGAAAAAGTAATACTATTTAACCAGCGAATTTAAATGAAAGGGGAAACAATGAACAGCGACGAAAAATTATTAAAGGACCTGGAAAGGGTAAAGCGCGAAAATCCGCAATGGTTCGACGTTATATGCAAAGCCGCAGAATTGCCGGACGATGAATTGCACGAATTTATTGAAAAGGTAACGGCGTACATAGCAAACAAGAAAACAACGAAACACTAATTAACAGAAAGGGAATAACAGCAATGAAACAGTACATAGCAGCGATAATTAGCGCGATCAAGACGACACACAAGGCAAACCAGGCAGCGCCCAAAACAGAAATATTGCCACTTATGCCGAACTACTCAAACAGATATAAGCCGACACCGGCAACAAGGTGATCACGCAAGGCGGGAGCAATCCCGCCGTTTTGGTAATACCAATTTAGTAATACTGTTTTAGTAGTAAGGGAAACAACAGCAATGAAAGACACAACATTTAAACAATGCGCTTGTATCAGCGAAACAAGCGCGGCAGCGTTCCAGGACGCAGCAAACGCACTATTGGCGCAGCTGCCGGATCCGGAAATAGTTTTAGATCAGACGCGGCCATTTACTATGTACGTTTTTTACAACGTAAAGCGAAATACGCCGGAAGATTTTTTAGAGCTGCTTGAGATGCTGGACAAAGACGGCCACGCTTATTGTATAGATTGCCCGGCGTTCGTGCCGGATCCGGACAAAAGACGCAAACGCGGGCATTGTAAATTAAAAACAATCGAAGTGTTTCGCGATCTTCCAGCTTGCGAATTTTATTATATGAAGCGACGCGACGGCAAAACACGAATAGTTGACGAATTGGCACAAGTGCCGTACTTAATCGAAAAATAACGGCGTCATTAATTCTTCCGTAAATGTACTTTTTCGGAAGAATTGCGACCGGGCGCGTATTTTTCAACGTGTCGCGGGTTTTGCCATTTGGGAAAGATCATAATAATTGTGCTGCCAGCACAAAAACCCAAAAATACAAAGCAAAAAAACAATCTGAAAGGCGAAAATGATAATTAATTTATACATCGACGGAGAACACGCAGAAGTGTTAGAAGCGCTGGCAGATCACGACGGCGTGACCATAGAAGAAAAGGCAAACGAAATGTTTAACAACTTAATGGTGAATACGATACAAATACTCAAAGAAGAATATTTTAACTAGAAAGGGCGAAACAATGAAAGAAATAATAGCTATTGTTTCAAGAAAAGGCGGCACCGGGAAAACCACGACCGCGCAAACATTGGCCGACGGAATACGCCGCGCCGGGCATAGCGTGTTATTAGTTGACCTGGACAGCCAGCACAATTTAACCGCTGCAATGGGCGCAGATCCGGGCGGCCTTAATTCAACGGATCTATTCGACATTAGCACAAGGCCAGCGCGATTAATTCAGCACACGGACAACGGCGACATTATAGCGGGATCCGACGACCTGGCAGCGGGCGACGCCGTATTAACTGACAACAGCCAATTAAAAAAAGCCTTGAAGCCGTTTATAAAAGATTATGATTACATCATCATCGACACGCCGGCCAGCTATGGACGCTTAACAATGAACGCGTTAACAGCTGCCACGCAAGCAATTATAACAACAGAGCCGGCAACGTTCAGCGCCGACGGCCTGGCAGCACTCGCGAAGATCATAAAACAGATCCGACGCAATAATAAAAATTTGAAGTTGCGCGGGATCCTGGTTACAAGGTGCGACGCCAGGAGCAATGAAGTTAAACAAACCATTGAAGAAATACGCGCAGCAGCTGCCGACATTGGCACCGATCTATTAACGCCAGCGATCCGGGCCACATCAAAAGTATTTGAAGCGCAGCGGCGCCACATCAATTTATTTGACTATGCGCCACGATCAACAGCCGCAGAAGATTACAAACAAGTAATAAAAGTACTACTAAACGAGTAATACGAAAGGAGTAATAACAAATGGCCTGGAAAGACAAAATAAATGATATGACTAACAACAAGACACACGCCGACGCAAGGCCGGACGCGCTGCCGCTGGGTTACGTCATAAGCAAGGAACCGAAACGCGCCCGCCGCACGTTCGCAATGCAATATAGTTTATTGGACGCATTGCAGAAGATAGCCGACGAAACCGGAACCAATTTAAACGCGCTTGTTAACGACGTTCTGACAGAATACGCAAACAATTATTTGAATGAGGACTAAAGACAATGAACGAAAGATATTTAACAGTTAACGAAGTGTGCGAGATCCTAAAAAGAAACCGGCGCACTATATACGCTTATATCAGATCCGGGCAACTTAAAGCCGTAAAGCCTGGCGGGAAAAACTTTATTATCTACGAAAGCGATCTAGACGAATTTATTAAAAACGGAGTGCGCCCGCGTTACTTCCGGGAGACATACCCGCCGAAGAAAAGCACACCAAAAGAGTAACACATAATCAGTAATACTGTTTTAGTAGGGGTTTTAGGGCGCAGCCCTAAGGCCGCATTTTGGGACGTAGGAGCCAAAATGCTCTGCTTGCTAAAACTGACGCAGTTAATTCGACGTATAAAAAAAGATCCATTTTTTAACAGATCCGGAACGCCCGGCGGCAATCATTTAAAATATGAGC